TGGATATTACTTCGGCTGGTGTTATGGATGTCACAACGTCAGCTAGTAACTCAGATATTACTATTACACCTCATGGAACAGGTAATGTTATATTAGGAAAGAATAGTCAAGTTAATTTATCAGGGATAATAATACCTACGAATAGTAATGTAACATATACTATAGCCCAATTATTAGGAGGATTAGTATTAAGAGATCCAAGCGGCAGCGCTAGAAGTGATGTAACACCAACTGCTGCAGCTATTGTTGGAGGATTATCAAGTGCAGCAATTGGAACTTCATTTAGATTTGTTATTGCAAATACGGCAGACGCCGCAGAAACTATAACACTCACTGCGGGTACAAATGTTAAACTTTCTGGAGCAATGACAATTGCACAGAATAAAAGTCGTGAATTTTTAGCAGTATGTACAAATGTTACTGGTAGTTCTGAGGCAGTAAGTATCGTATCAATGTCTGCTAGCGATGTTTTAGATAATGTTACAGCAGGAACAGCAGCAGCAAGTAAAGCATTAGTATTGGACGCCAATAAAGACATTGGAACTATCAGAAATTTAACAATTGATGGTGAGTTCAGTGATGGAAATTATATCTTTGATACTAGTGGTAATGTCAGTGGTCTTGGAACCGTTGGTTGTGGTACCGTAACTGCTTCTACTGGAGTTCAGAGTACAGCGGTGGCGAGAACAGCAACAGATGATGGAACCGGTAATGGAACAATTGCTGCTGGAACATCAGTTGTATTAGTAAATGCTGACAGTGACGCCGATCATATTATAATATTGCCAGCACCTGTAGTCGGAAATATTATAACTCTAATAGAAACTTCGGATACAGGATATGAATTAAGAACATCTACACCAGCAAGTATTGCTATTAATGGTGGTTCTGGCTCTAATGCTGAATCAGCAATAGCTGGTGCGATTACATATGTTAAATGTGTATGTGTATCATCTACAAAATGGATTTGTTCTCAGTATGATGCTGATGGAGATGAAAGTAAAGTAGAAGCAGCAGCATAATTTAGTTTAATTTACCTTAATATAAACATAGAGTATATAAAATGGATGAAAGTAGAGAACTTATATCCTTAGATGATGAAGATAAAACAGAATATTATAAATATTGTTTTTGTTTGAAAAGTTTATACGAGTTTAGTGTGCGGAACAATACCCATGCCTTTTCTCTTGATAACAGATGTTCTTGAAGTTATTCCCCAATTCTTAATAAATAATGTAAAATTAAAATTTATATAAACACGAGTTTATATAAAAATGTATCAAGATGATCCGTACCACGAATCACGCGAACTTATCGAGATAGAGGAAGATCAAACAACATATTATCAATATTGTTTTTGCGTCAAGAGTCTAGTCGAAGCAAGAGAATGTAGATGTAGATATTTTCTATTAGGTGGTTGTGCTTTACCATTTCTAATTATTGCAGATACAGTGGCATTTGTTCCCCAATTATTAATAAATAATATAAAATTATGTCTTAAATAAAAATGTCAGGAGCAGGTATTGTGCCTTTTCGCTTTGGTATGAATGATACCAGAATATTAATATTACAGGGAATTTCTGGTAAATGGGGGTTTCCGAAAGGTCAAAAGGAACCAAATGAAAATTTAAAACAAACAGCTATTAGAGAATTGGAAGAAGAAACCTCTATCTCCATTTCTATCGAGGATCTAAAAAGTCAAAGTTTTAAATTTGGAAATTATATATTTTGGTTTGTTAAATTTAATAATTTAGAGAATGTAAAAATACAAGAATCAGAAATTATGGAGTATAAATGGATATCACTTGGTGAATTTATGAAAATGGATGTGGCTATGCTAAACTATCCAACAAAACTATTTAAGTTTGGGATAGAAAATAAAAGACATCAAATAACATCTTATATCAAACAGAATGAACGTAAGTTCAATGTAAAAGTAAAAGAATTTGTACCAATATTAGAACCCTCTAGTTGAGTTCTTTTCGATATTCATATTTACTTTATTAAAGTAGTGATACTTGTCCAGAAGATTCAAAATAAAGTCATATTCTTCTCATTAATTTTATAATTTTAGAATTATAAAATTTTAGAATTATAAAATGATGTCCCAATACAAAAAATTTTTAAAATTACCTCATATTCAAGGATTTAAATTACTCTTGGCGTTTGCCATTTTTGTTGTTTTTATAGCTGTTCCTATGTCTTTAACTTATTCTACAGATACACCAGGAAATGCTAGTTATACCGAGAATCTCGAAAATGAGTACTCGGATTTTTTGGGACTTGATATCTTTGGTTTAGTTTCTCTAATTATACTTGGTCTAACAACAGGAGAGATAGATAAAGCTATTCTTTTTATGGGGGCATTTGGGTTATTAATTTATGTCATGGTTCTTACAGATAAAGGAAAGAACACATCTGACGATATACTTACGGAAGAAAGAGCAAAACAAGCAAAATTTGGATTTTTTACTGATGGTGTAATAGTCGGATTATCGGGTTATGTTCTTGCGGAATGTTTAAGAAAACACTTTGTAATGTAAGTTCAATGTAAAAGTAAATGAATTTGTACCAATATTAGAGCCCTCTAGTTGAGTTTTTCTCAATATTCATATTTACTTTATTAAAATAATCTTTTCCAGACATCCTTGCTATCGTGTGAAATACGGATGGAACATGAGTTCTCTTTAAATCCATAAAGAGAACTACTCTACGACCATTAGGATTTTCTACGGAATGAGTAAACGTATCATCAAATAATACTAACTCCTTTTCTTTCCAATAGTAATCTTCGTCGTCAACTGTAATTTTAGCACCATCGGGTACATCAATACCCAAGTGCATTCTCAATAATCCTCTCCATGGACCTTGATGTGGAACCAAAACTTTACCCTTTTCCATAATTGAGAACATGGCAAGATCAAGTGGTAATTGTTTGAGTAATTTTGAAGTTTTAGGACACTTTTTACAGTTTTCTTCGTTGTATTCATCGTAAAATTTGAACATAAATGTTTTCCATTTTTTATTATCCGAGTTTGCTAATCTATCCTGTTTGTCATCAATTTTATCAAATTCTGGTATATTATCGTAATCTTTCATTACCTCTGCGACTTCTCCCTTAATATCATCAAAATTATCAATCAAGATTTGAGCTTCTGGTATCACTTCTTTCCAATCTAAAAAGTTATTTTGATATTTTTCTGGTATAGAATATGACAACGCACCGTTTAACGTATTTATTGCCAAGTTAGAAATTTTACTGTCGGTAGGACCTTCAAATATACTATCATAATTAGAATCATTTCTCCATCTTACGGCAAATATAAGAATCATAATTATGACAATGATAACAATAGCAACAACGATAGTTATGATAGTTCGTTTCATTTTACTTACCATAAAATATGATAAGCATGATAATTTGCCTTTGTTGGATCTTTGTAGGTTAGTTTACCATTTTTATCTTTGATACCACCTGCTCGACTTTTATAGTTTTCCCTTCTCTTAGAATCAAGATGATCTTTACTCTTCCATATTCCCGTTCGATCCTTATAATGTTGCATACTGCGAGCACCAAAATGGATTTTCTTTCCATCAACAACAACCATAAGTTTCTTGTCTGGATTAGTAGATTTGTAATAAGTATATTTACCTACTTTCTTGCCTTTACCTTTCGGAGAATTGGGAGTTAATATGTTCTGTTTGGTCATTTTAATTTTACTTAAAATTATTTTAAGTAAAATGCAGCAGATTCTTGAACATCTCATGGCTCATAACAATCAAATACGTTTGTATCATTGGAAAACATCGTCTTATGCGAGACACAAGGCAACAGATGAGTATATGGAAGTCATTAATCCCATCATTGATAATATTATAGAATCTTTACAAGGTGGGAGAGAAATGAGAATTATAGACACATTTACAACCAAATATCAAGAATTAACTGATAAAAATGCTACAGACTATCTTAAAGTCTATAAACATTGGTTGGAAAATCATATCCCTGTTCTTTTAGACAAAAAGGAAACAGATATTATGAATCTTAGGGATGAGTTATTAGCAGCTCTCAAAAGATTGATGTATTTGTTTACATTAAAATGATTTTTACTTAAAAGATGTATTCTAATATTTTTATGATATGCGATGGATCTCTTACAATTGATGTTATGGGTTTCTTAAAACATATGGAACAACAGACTAAACATTCTATCATTTGGACTTCTGGTGGTGCGGCATCACTAATCGTATTTTTAAAGTGTCTTGGTTTCACTTATGATCAGATTATAGAGAATTTACTAAAACTTGATTCTCTGACATCTCTAATATTTGGTGGTTGTATTGAAGTAAATGCATCATCGGATATTGAAGAAAACTTGAATGACTGGTTTAATCACATCTTTGTAAACAAAAAATTATTCAATAAGGATATTACTCTCAAAGAGATTTATAAAATGACAAAAATATTCCCTAATTTCATTGTATATAGCGACAATATAACGTCATTGAATCCTATTACTGCTCCAGAATATAAACTGAAAGATTGCGTTATGGCATCTTTAACCAACTTTGGTTCTCTGAACTACCATATTATAGAAGATACTAAATATACGTCATTTTCTATTTTTGATCCTTATCCTGTAGCACAAAATTTTACTCTTAAAGACGATGCTAAAACTTTATATGTTGCTAATTATTCTATACCAACTTATAATCCATATACTTACCTTGAAACTATTGAAAAAACACTACAAGAGTTGTATTTTCAGAGAGTAAAAGATACTATTAAAGATAATATAGATGTTGCGTTGGTTAATGGATTTATACTTAATATTGATATAGAAGAATATGAAAAGAACAAATGTATAGATAACGGGAAATTACACGCCCAAATGTTCCTAGATGGAGAAGATACCGGATCAAAAATGATGGAAATGATACAAGTTATTAAAAATCAGTCTTAAACAAAAATCAAACAAAATGAAAGAATACTTATGTGTTATGACAACAGCAAGAGGTTGCGGGCATTGTGCGCATTCTCGAGGAAACGGCGTTATGGGATCAGGAGCACATTTCATGAAACCCAGTGTTATTGATGAATTTCTTTCATTGGGTGATAATTTTAGTTTTCTCAATATACACTTTGATAGTATGAGTGGTAAAAGGCAACTCATCAGAGAAATATCAAAATTTTATAAAGAGGGCGATACCGTAATCGAAGAAATGTGGGCAATTGAAGGCGAAGGAACTAGGTATTTCCGTGTAGAAGCTAACACAAAAACAAAGAAAATTACACAATCTGGGAATGATAATATCAATAAAGATTGGATTGATTTTGTTAAATCTAAAGTACCTCTAAATATTGAAAATTATACATATTATTACCCTTGTTTTATGATTACCAAAACAGATAATTGGTTGAATTCAATAAACAATAATGCGGAACTTTATGCTCTAACTAACGCTGGAAAGACTAAAATACAAAATGGAAAAGTTTTCTTGGATAAAGATGGTAAGAGTTTTAATGAGCGTATGGTAGATCCAAAAGATTTAGTTAAGAATGTAATTACAGGGAAAGAAAAAATCGAACCTCATATTAAAGAAACTAAAACTATTGTAGAGAAACCCAAACCCAAATCTAAGGAAGAACCTAAACCAAAGAAAACAGAACTTCCTAAACATACTACGAATAATTATATTATCCGACAGTATTAAAATGAAATATTTTTATAAAATAAATTTATAAAAATCATGCCTTCTCACGAACAAGTAGAACAGTTTTTCATGGATTTTGCGGTAGAGATGAGAAACGAAGGCGAGTGGATTATGGATGATTATAAACACGACTGGTGTAATCTTATGACAGAGGATCAATTACGAACAGAACGTGTAGAAGAACAAACTAGTATAGATGATAGTGATGACGATTATTAATCAAAATCTGTAAAATCTGTATCTGATGCAGATGTTTCTGGGTTATCGAATACTCTGTAAGTATTAGTATTAAACATTTCGTCATCTGTAGTATCTATAGAATCGAGTTCTCTCATACTTGCTTCAGCATGATTTCTTAATTTTTTCATACGTTTACGTGTATTTGATACATATTTATTCATTGTATCATATTTATCTTCATTAGCAATAACAAGTTTATAAGAAGACCATAAGAAAATAAGTCCTGATAGAGATGCCAACACTATATTAATACCTAACATAGCTTTTGCTGCACCAGAACTCATGGCAAGAGAGGGTTTATCTGAAATTCTTGCAAAGTATACTGCGTTTGAAATAGAAACCCCAAACATAAAACCTGTAATCAACATTGTAGCGATGTTAAAACCACTACCTTTGATATCGATATCAAAAGTATCACTATCCATTTTGAATATTTAAAAAAAATTATACAAATAAAATGGAGAACCCATTTGAATCCGTAGAGATAACAAACAAACCTAAAGTGAAACGTAAGTTTAAACTTGATGATTTATTTGATTTTTTCCCTGAAGAAAGTAGTAATTCGATTAGTCTGAAACGAAAGGTTTCAGCAAAGATAAAAGAACTTAAACCAGATATTTCAGACTTTGAATTATTCAAAACCACACAAATGTTCTTTAACAGATATTTTTACAAACTTAGATATTCTGATGAACAACTTATAGATAATCTTATATCGTCTATAGAAGAATTTGAAATGTTTAAAACAATTTGATTATAAATGGGCGAAGGAAGCTTAAATACAAACGGAACAACTATGTTAACTGGTGTAAATACTTTGGGTTTAATGGCTTTACTGGCATATACTGTTAGAAATATATCAGAGATGAATTTATATCTTGATGAAATCAGAGATGAATTGAAATCTTTGAAATTATCACATGTAGATACCACAAAAAGGTCTCATATGGCAATATCGAAGATTAACGAAAAACTTAATATGGTAGAACAAAGAAAACAAAAATTGGGAAGAATACCAGAACCCAAAGTAGTAGAACTTGACGACGATGTAAACGTAACACAACAAGTAGATGATGTCACTGCTGCTATCGACGAACTCATGAAATAATTTATTTTAATAAAATATTAAAATAAAGATAATTTACTCGAAAACTGAACAATATTCTCCGTTTCCAACTTTCCTTACAAGAGGTTCGAAAGTTCCATCCTTGTTGATAAACAAGAATATTTCTTTATCTCCTGAACCATATTTCTTCATACTGTTTCCTTCTATTGTATTAATCTTGTATCCCGTAACCATCGTAATATTATCAATAGCTAAATTATAGTTCAACTTTTCGATGAACTTATCGCATCTTTCGTGTCTCTGTAACGCATCTTCAATCACATATTCTTTAGATATAAGTTTTAGTACAGAATGAAGCAATGATACTCCATTATCAATAGTTGCTACTCTATATACGCCTTTTCCTAAATGTGGCACAATTTCAATTTCATCATCTCCTTTAAAATATTTCTTATTATCCTGTTCTATCGCAATATCAGTAAATACAGGTAATCTTGAGTCAGGTGTTTCTATAATTTTCTCTGTTGAATAAACAGCGCGCCCATAGATAACAAGCGAACTGTAGATTATTTCTGGTTCACTCATTATCATATTAATGGTTTCATTTGAAGCATATATCAATCTAGGTGCTATATAATTGATTTTCTCGAAGAACTGATTTATATGAACAAAGTACTCTGTTTGAGTATTTATAACAGTTTTGCTATCTTTGATAGATATTTTGAGATCCTTTTCCCCTTCTTTGTTTGTTATCTTAATTGTGTTAAGATCAACTGTTCTTGTTCCAGGAACTTTACTTGAGTTAAAATTCTCCAGTAAAGAATTAAGTCTTTTACCATCTATAGTTGTAAACAAGATTTCACATCTATCTCCGTCTCTTTCTACAATCTGTTCATTTATTCTATTTATAGTATCTGAAAGACTTTGAATAGCCTTATCAGATTCCCAAAAGAACCCAAGTGAGAACATGAATGATACATATACCTTTTTACCTTCAAGGTCGTCTGGAAGAAAACTAATTACATTATCTACAATCATATCTGTATCTTCTCCGCGGGCATTTAGTATGTCCACTTTATCTCTCATATCACGTTCTTCTAACCTGCGTTCAAATTCGTGAATATAAGATACATTTGGTTCTATAGCCAAAACCTTTGTAAAATTTTTCCATTTTGTTAAATCTCCTCCTTTTCCAGATCCTATATCGATAAGATAACTATCCTGAGTAACATCGTTAAAAATAGTGCGTTTTATGGAATTGTGAAATTTTCTCATCAGAGTTGTATCTTCACCCAATAGAGTACTTTCTCTAATAGGATTCATAAGAAGGTGATACAAGTTCTCAACAATGAAATAGTCATTTGGAAATATCTTATCATCTCTAACTCTGTCTGGTTTCAAAACTACTTCGTTATCATTAATTTTCACCGGTTTAAATTCAATAATAGAACCAGATTTTGTTTTCAAAGCATCTAATTCTATGAATTTAAAGTGTTTTGCGATAGGAGTAGACTTAAAATGAACAACATCTTTATCTTTGGTTTTGATGATATGTTCTCCATTATACTCATACAGAAAATCAATAGTAAGTTTATTTTCTGGTTTCCATTTACAGATATCTGAAAACTTGTTTAACACACGTTGGTTGAAAGGTTTCAAAGAACCATTAGGAATGTAACCAGATTTGATAGGTGTTATGATCAAACCATCTTCTTTATAGATAACCTTTTTCCTTTCTTCTAACCCTTCTAACATGGATTTATAAAATGTATCTTTAGATGTGATTTTGAAATATTTCTTTTGCATAATATATAGTTTATTGATCTGGTTAACTTTAATATAAGAGGATTCTTCCAGTACAGTATACATTTTCTTCAATCTATCTTCGTAATTGTTTCTCGCTATATTCACACCACGAATCATGATAGCATCGAATGGAATAAAGATATGTTCAGCATCAATAAAAATAGATTTGTCTTTAATCTTATCTTTAGTAATTAATTCACCTGCAATTATAGAACCTTCCTGCATATCATCTGGAAGATCTCCGAGTCTAGTTATGATATTCTTGGGATACAGCAACCATAATCCCGTTTTATGAGTAACAAGGAAACGTTGTTCTCCATCTGCTTTAACACTAACATTGTAATTCTTTATAATACCTCCAGTTGTTATATCTTCAAGTTTAAGATCGCGTGCTCTAGCTACAGTACCAAAAATCAAAGCATCTTTATTAGATTTTTTACCGTTTGTCATATTTGTATTGAAAAACTCAATGATATCATCGAAAGAAGGCATCATGCTCTCTATAATAGTAATTAACTTCTCAAATGTTTGTTCATGTTTCTTATAATATTTTGGTTCAATTTCAAGTTCTACTTCATATTTCACAACACCGTTTTGAACGACTTCTGTCATGTCTATCTTAATTTTTTGAAGTTCAAAACTTGTTCTTGTTTTCTTACGTGTTAATTCTATCTCTTTAATACTGGAAAGAAATTTTATCTCACCATCAACAAACAGTACATCTTCAGAAATACCTTGTTCTCTTTCTTGTGAAAGGGCAAATTTGATATTTCTTTCTTTGTGAAACAAAGTGCCGATTTTATCCATCAGTCTCAGGTTATCGGAATCTTGTATTGAAGTATAACGTCTTCCTGATATTATAAAATCATAATATTGGGACTCTATAAACGGTTTCCATTCTTTCCTTGCTGGATTGTTACTCATATCCTTGAGTTTGGATTTAAGTTTTTCAAAAGAATCTCGATCAAAATTACCGAATCTGGCTTCATATTCGTATACAGCATTCTCTGGAAGAGGCTGTTTTGATCTCGTTATCATTTTTTTCACAAAATTGGAATAAGACATGGTGACTTTTTATAACAAAAGTTTAAAAGATTTTCAGTTTAAATGTCATTACCTACACAGGAAAGATTTAAAAGAAATTTTCTAACCCTTGTTGATATTTGTCATGAAATGGTAGAAGAAGGATCAGAAAACGGTGTATCCTCGATTACACCTACCATGTTTAATCTTGTCAAGATTTTTATTTCAAGACTAGAATCTAAATTTTTGATAGAGAGATTTATAAGAAAAACCCATAATTATTGGGATAAAATATATGAAAAGGATTTAGATTATTTTAAAGAACTTGGTCTAAATTTGTTTAGTATGGCAGATAACAAGGGTTTAGATAATATGATGGAGGGTGATGATAAAAACTTAGCAGGCGGTTTGAGTTTGGGACATGTATCTTCTTTCAAGACTCTACTAAGTGCTAAATATAAGGATGAAGATGGTAATGAAGTAGAGATCTTTGATGACGAGAAGATTCAAGATACATGGAAAATTATGCACGGATTTGTAAAACAATCTATTCACCATATCCACAATGAACGTGAGATGGTTGATGGACAATATACAAAAGATTATTTCTCTAATGTAAATGTAAAAGAAAATGCAGAAAAATGGAAAGTCAAATCCGTCGCATGAGAGATTAACTATCAGGAAAATAGCGATAATATTGATATCAGGGATATCAATACTTACAATTATATTATTATGTATAAATTATTTACATATGAATACATATTCTACAGATTTTTTTTCTACAATATCTAATTAACCTTACGTGCGTCAGTTCTTAGGTTACCCTGGTGACATATCAATATTACGGTATAGGTGTCCAACTTGTGTTGGGTATAGGTGTCCAACTTGTGTTGGGTGTGATAGGTGTGATGGGCGTCCAACTTGTGTTGGGTGTGATAGGTGTGATGGGCGTCCAACTTGTGTTGGGTGTGTATTATCACGAGGAAATTTTACTTTACGATTATGTAAAGCATGCCACCCGAAATACACTAAATCAAACAGTATTACAAATACTAACGAAACTATTATTACGACTAGAGAGTTTTTAACAGTAGATTTTTCCTGGATATATTTTGGTGCCTCTCCGTGTATTATCAAACCACATACTAGACCACAAATAGAAAAAATACTGAAAATAATTATAATAATCACGATATGCGTATTATCCATTTTATATATTCCTAAATTAATTTTATAAATGTTGAATAGAGATTAGTATTGTAAAAAATAACATCAAATAATTTTGGTTTTTTGTTCTCTTTGATTATCTTAAGTTTAGTATCATACAATTTATACCCTACTCTGTTCATCACTCCTTTTAATAATTGTGGTGTAAATAAGTCTTTGTTTACTATCTTCTTGGACTTATTCCAATATAATATCAACAACAATGTTTCCGCCAGTGATTCAGTATTAACAACTAAATACATACCTTTATCGTTACGATAAATGTATATTCCTCTATTATCCAATGTATCAAAAATTTCTAAATTATGGAACTTATCATTTTTCCAATCATATAGACTTGGTAAATCATCAAAAATTAACTCATTTTTCTTAATATCGTAATCGTTTTTGGTTTCTAATGTTGATGACATATACGAACTCGGGGCATTGACTAATCCTTCAGTTAATGAATCCACCTTTTTCATATAAAGATATATACTGTTCTTTAGTTGAGGATAAACAACAACTTGTTCATCTCTGAACACTGTATCGTAATCAGGATTTAGTTCACGTAACCATTTTATACATTCCGGTACCGAACCGTATTTTGGTAAAATATATTCACTTTTTAACAATTTAGTGGTAAATATCCCTGTATTGGGTTCTGAAACAGAAATATAGGTATCAAACCATTCTTCCAAATTTAATCTAGAAACCCTCCACATCCAAATACAAAAATCTATCAAAATATGCGAATTCTTGGTATCTATTTTAAAATTACTGTAACCTTGATTTTTCTCATTTTTTAGTATATCGCGAGTATAATCAAAACATATGTCGTCATTCTGTTCTAAGTCTTTACATGGTATAAATACAGAACGCATACCGTTTATAACATACCATACACCTTGACTCCCGATTTCTCCTTTTTGAAAATATTTAGTTAATGTCTTAACGGACGATCTGAATATCTTATCACTGTTCATTACATTCAAAGGTGCAGAAGGAGGTATATAAACAGAAATACCAAAATTCTGAATTTGTATATTTATACAATAACATTTACCGTCTTCGTTAATTTTTTGTGATACTATCTTGTAATTCTTGAATATTTTCTCCCAAATTATATTTTGATACGGATTAAGATAAGTTGTTATTTGATCGTTTTTTGTTTCTGTTTTATAGTAATCTTGAATAAGATTTTGAAAATTATTTGAACTAAAGAGTGTTTTACTACTTTTAATAAGACTATATCTACCCTTAATGGTTACGGGATCTCTATATAAGTAAACAGATGGTAACTCTTCTATTATATTGCGAACATGAAAATCCTTATATCTTGGTTTTTCTAAAATTGGTTTATCGTCTATCATTGTGAACACGAAAATGTTAACACTAAATAGATATTCGAAAAATTTGAAAAAGAGCATACTATCTATATACTCATCGCTTGTTAAAATATTGATAATATCATCATTTGTATAATCGAACATTTCTTGTTTCGTTGTTTCGTAATGAACTTTAAATTGGTTGATATTTCTCCTCAACATCTTAACGCCTTGTTTATAGTCTTTCTTGTAAGTTCGAAGAGTATCGTATAATATCTTATAATTCTTATCTCCCACCCTTTGTGGAGGCATGTAATCTCTAGTAGCGTACAATATACAACCTATAAAACTATCATTTACATTAACTTCTACTGGGTTTATTTCAATTTCATCATCCATAAGAGTTTTGAAAAACGATTGTAATGGCAATGGTAATGAACGTGTTTGTAAATCGGACTGTTTAAGGGATATAGACGGACCTTTTCCCTGTAACCTAGTTTCCTCGTAAAAATCGTAAAATTCATCCTTTCCTGTCATCTTACAACATGGAAGATAAGGATATTGTTTTGAATTAGATCCTGTATTTGGTTTAAGGACCGGAATCGGATAACGATGAGTGGGACATACGTAATGTCGTTTGGGACCTTGTGTAGAATTTTCTGGAGGAAATAATATGGTTTTATGTTTGATTCTCCTACCCTTCTCATTGATATCTTCGTAACTTTCCCAATCTTTTACATCCTCCTTATCTATAATGATCGGTTGTAATTTACATTCACACATACCCTTTGTATATTCACCGCCACTTGGAAATATATTCTCTACTTGTGATTTGCTTCTAAGATTTGCTATTTTCGTAGGTATTCTTGTATAACTACGCTCTTGGTAATCGAATTTTTTCTTATAAAATTTATTAACAAAATAGTCAGATACGTAATCTCCTTCGGTAGTAATACTCATGTCTTCATAGAAGGTCATATATTTCTTTATAAGATATGCTATTTCCATTATATACTGTTTTTCTTTGTTCTTTGCCCTATATTTTATATTATAGAGATTGCTGATTACATTATCGATCGTGAAAGACATTACATAATCTATATGATTTATATTTTCAAAATCTCTAAAGTAATATTTTGGACGTTTCTTTAACCCTCTCGTATTGAATGTCTCTCTCATGTATATGATATTATTGGCTTCTTTATTTATCAAATTTATCAACATGAATATAAAGTAGTAAAAACTAAACTCTTTATAATTTTTGATATCCATACTAAAACTTCCAGATATAAACAATGTTTTTTGATTTGTAAGATTAAAATTTCTAAATATGTTCTGTAATATAGTATCTATTTCTGAAGAATCTTTACCTGCATAATAAGAATATTCCAATTTCTTTGAGTTTATCTTCATCTTTATATCTATAACATCCGTTTGATGTTTATATTTGAAATAGATATTATCTTTTTCTCGTTCTTCTATATCTAATATTTCCTTATCTGCTGTATCGTGGACTTTTATTAGACTTTGATTATCAGAATCTACATATTCTATATAATATAAATTCTCGTCTACATGAAATTCGTTAAATACATATTTCACATTACTATTAGTTATATCAAAATTAGTGTATTCGTAGTCATAAGACTTTACAACATTATCTTCACTAAAACTATTCGTAAGTGATTCCTTCGTTTCTTGCTTGAGTTCAATACCATCAAAGAACTCTTTAATATTTGTGAGTTTATCTAATCGTTTATTCGTTGTTTCTAACATAGCATCCCATCTCATGTCAAAACCTCTCTTTACGCTTTCCATCATAACTAAAGTGTAATTTGGAATTTTCACCTCTTCGTTTATCGAAGTAAGAAAGAGAGTTATATTTGAAGATATTTCACTATCATCTTTAGATTTATTAGAATAATAGTATATCATAATAGTATCATCTATAGAATATTTGTATAACATGTAGAATATGGTAATATCATCAGTTATTGCTTTAGTTGTGTCTATTATTTCTCCATCTACAGTTTTTAAAAATTTTAATGGAACACTATTTTCCTTTGAATATAATGCTAATTGCAACGCATTCTCAAGCATTTTAATATTTGAAATATTAAAATTATTTTGGAAATATCTTACGAGGGGATTTTGGACGCGGTAAATTAAAAGACACGTGTTTTAATAATTTTTTACCAATTGCTCCTGTTTTATCAACACATCTACCTGTTGAAGTATTTAGTATTGTTCCTGGGGGACATTGTTTTAGAGGCATTTTATAGAATTAAATCTTTTACTTTGTCGATTTTAAGTTCTATAATTTCACCATTGGTCTCTCGAATCCACTTTCTCATAATACTCATATGACGTCTAGTTATAGCATGTTTATCGTTTAAATATACTACAGTTGGAGTATCTGCTCTCATACCTCTACCACGCACTTGTTCAAACATTGGCCAAGTCTTGAAGGTTTGTGTTATAATCAGGAGATCTGACGGTCTACCGTCATAATCGTCGCAAAAATTAGCTTCATCAAAACCCACTCCCATCTTAGAGGTAGTACCCACGAGAACAGATGAAGTTTTGTAGTTCTTGATAGTTCCGTAAAGTTTAGCAGGAGTGATACCAAGTTCCTCTACAGAAGCACATATGTCGTCACAATGTTTCGTTCGTGGTGATGCTATCATAATCTTCTTGTTTCGATTTTCCTTGACAATACGTTTAATCACATTATTACGTTCTTCGGATTCACATTGTTGCGAAACCAGGTCTGTAAATGGATTTTTAGATTCTGTAACAAAATTTAGATTAGTTTGAATTATATAACATTTATAAGGTTTGTTCGAGATTTTTTGGATGAAATGTGTTCCAGCAATTGCTTGGATTATTTTATGCATCCCGTTATCTTTGAAAGGGGTAGCTGTTTCTATAATCGTAAATCTAGGAGAAAAAGACATTAAAGGTTTGATACGCGACGCAGAACAGAAACAATGAGCCTCGTCTACAATCAACGTTCCTACAGATTTTCTCATTTCAAGAGGTATTTTATCGGTCCTACCTGCCATACACACCATAATTTTAGCGTTTGGTTTTACCTTATCATTAACATACCATAAATCCTCATCTTTAAGATCAGGAATATATGATTTATATGACTTAATCCATTGCTTACCTACGTTCTCCCGATGTACCAATACACAAGTAATTCTATTTAGACGATGAGTAAGCATACACCCCAAGAAAGTTTTACCAAAACCGGGATATAATGCAATAGTAGTTGTATTATAACGTTTGAGATGTTCTATAGCCTCCTCGTAAGGTTGTTCTTGACGTGATAATAATTTGCCTTTAAATTCTAATGTTTTGTCTTTAGATATTGGTGGGAATTTTTCCATATTATAGAATTTACCCATCAAAGTACAAGCGAAACGGTAGGGTAAATAAACCTTTTTATTCTCGGTATAATAACATTTTACTGGTTCTAAAGATGGTTCAAATGAGAACGTTTTATTGAATTTCTTATTCTGTGTTGGCGTAAATGTAAGCATTTTATCTATCTGTTTCTGTTTTTTATCTGTAAATGTCGATAGTTCGAAAACGACCGACATTTTTTATATATTTTCTTTATTATAAAATGAACACCTTGTCTGCTCAAGAATGTATAACTCAGGTAGCCTTATATACTAGAGTAATGAAAAAACATGGTTATGACCGTAAAAACCATAAACATGGTATTGGTATCGTACTTGATCCAAAAAAATATGAACCAGAGAATAGAAAAGAATATGAAGAGAGAACAAATGGTAAGAATCTAAGTATCAAAGATTTATATAAACTCTATAATATAATGTTAGAACATAAAAAATTGAAAACAATCGATGGTAGTGATGGAATATCGTATGACATGATCGATGTTAAGCATGTAGATTATCCTAAACGTAGTCCTTATGATTCGAGAAACGTAGAAATAGGAAGATACGATGCTATCAACAGCATGTATTCTATAGATATGGATTACCTTGATTCACTTTCAAAAGAAGACGACAAGGAAAATTATATTAAACAAGCATTCTTAAATCATTATTTATTCTTAGGTACTGCTTTTGATGGAAACATCTATGCAAAAGAGGTTCAAGATTTCTTAAATATTAAACCCTTCTTTAACTTTGAAGTTCCAGAATCAGAAGAAGTAGGGTTGAGTTGGCCTATTCTCGATGATTACGATGAAAAAGGAGTAATAGATGATGATGATCATCTTGATATCAAAAAATTTTTAGAAGTAGACGATGATACCATTTTACTGTGTATGGTGTCAAAAGAAAACCCCGATTTCCCAGATTACTATGAACCCGAACCAGATTTTATATTTCCTATATCTCGTTCTTATCTCAAAAAATTATATAATCCTATCAACGAAAATGGAACTTATAAAGAAGACTTTACTTCATTTGCTTACAGATGTGCTAAAGATATCGAAGGGATCGATGATGACCTAACTTTTAATGTTACCATGAACCAATTATATTTGTTATCTCCATATTTCAAAATCACTGGAGGTCCACAAGAATTATATATCAACACTAGAGATGCTATGATGATGATGTATTCTAAACATAAAGTGTTTGGTTTGCGAATGGAAAAGGAAATTCCTATTACTGCTGGTATAAATGTTGTCAACGTCGGAAATAGTAGAAACGTTTTTGGCGAAGGCGTTAATGTGGTTAGTGCTGATCATTGTCAAGGAGGTTCAAATAAACCTGTTTACCGTGTTTTTATGGCTGATATCGACGAATACACAGAAGTAGAAAGAGAAGAAACAAAAAGAAAGATAATCACAATCGAAGAAGTTTATGAGAAATATCCTGATGTGAAGTTAATCGTAGAGAGTTCAGAACCTAAACAACAAAAAATTTTGAAAGTAAATAGATTGGAATTAACATCTGAATACAAGACAAGGGTCGTACAAACAATCATGCAAGACCAATCTCAAGTTATGGTACTTGAACCAAACGAATCTAGTACTCCATTCTCATTTGTTCCATTTTATGAAAATATAGTGAATATTTACGAACATTTAGAACGAGAGTTAACGAATGATGAGTTAGATGCTCTCGACTATGAATTGGAATTTATTAATAATATAGACGATTTGATAGAGTTTTTAGATACTATGTTTGGTTTAAATGAATCGAATGAAAGAGGACTTAGACAAATGTTAGAGGATATGGTCCTGGAGACGATTCTCTCGCGTGCACGTGCGGACGGTCAAATACAAAGAGGAATCAACCAAGACACGACAATTGATGATTTTCCGAACCCCCCTGGTGTTATCGATGATAACGCACCAAGAATCGCAACAAATGAAGTAAACTATGTTATACAAGATCACTACAATAGAGTAGAAGAATCACAAATAATAGACGAAGACGATTATGAAGATGCAACAACGGTTGACCAAATTATAGACATTCTTCGTTCGGAGTATGGTCTTACTATGGAAAATCAACTCAGAAATAGATTAGATACCCTTGTAAATCCTCCATTAGCAAGACAACTTGACTTCGATGATCAAGATCAAGATGACCTCCGATTAGCAAGACAATTTTACTTTGATGATGAAGTTGAACCTCAACGCAATAATTCAGACGGAGACCGATTAGCAAGACAACTCAACTTTGATGACGATGAAGATGAACAACCACGCCGTATTAATGCTGGTGATGACCGATTAGCAAGACAACTGTCTGATGACAGGAGTGATGATGATATGATGATGGAAATATTAGAACCACCGTTGCCTTCGGATGACGATTATGATGAAGATCTAGTTAACTAAACGATTTTTTATTATAAGGTATAGATCAAAAATGTCTTTTATTCGCAAACTTCTAGTACCTAAACCTCCAGTCCTTGGTAGATGGAACTCTGTTGTATATTCAAATAACAAAGAAAAATTTTCAGATCAAGGAAACCATGATTATTGTTATACAAGTCCTGTTGTTCATGGTTGTGAAGTTCCTATAATATTGAAAGTGGTTAAAAATATATTTATGCATAAAAAATGAATTTTCTTTAAACAATATCTTTAAAGAAAAAAATGGAGAATCTTGATGATTGTATTCACGAAGATATTGTTGAAGGAGTCTGTGAAAATTGCGGATTAATTGTTGGTGAAGGATATGATTTCTCAACAGAATATAGTAAGAACTACACCAAAATGAATACAACCAAGGTTTCCATATTAGAAACTATCGAAGGAATACCCGAAGAAGTTATAAAAAAGGCAAAAATGAATATTGAACACAAACAAGAAGAAAGTGGTAAGAAAATAAGAAACGATGCCAAAAATACGTTCATCGTTCTTTATAATACATATTTAGAACTTGGTTTAGATTTTAAACCACATGAACTTGCTGAAAAACTAAAACTTAATCGAAAAGATGTTAATTGGTGTTTAAAAGTTTCATCCGGAACTTCATTAACAAAGAATAACGTATCCGAGGATAATAAATATCCTTCTATTGTTATTATTTCTCCTGTATCGTTTATTGATTCTATTTGTAAAAATAATGAGATTTCAGAACATTGTGAAGAAATTAAATCGATAACTAGAGAAATCTTGGAAAAAAATGATATACTTTATGCTTCTAGACCAGAATACGTATCTTACGCAATCATTAAACGGTATGCAGAAACTAAAGGCATTTCTCTTAAAAGTTTTAGTAAGAAGAATAAGATTTCTGATAACGCATTGAAGAGAACAATAAATGATATAGATTTTTTTTTCGATAAATAAAAATGCCTAAAGGTAAAAGTATATCAACTGTTGAACAAGAATTAGCATATATGAATAGAGTATGGGGTAAAATGGATAATGTAGAAAAGGTCGTTATTTTAACTGTAACTTTTCTATATTTTTATCTCATAATCGTAGTACTTGCTTCTTATAATAATCTTGCTAAGAGCGCAGAACCGACTGCGGGAAAAACCGTTTTTGGTCTAATGATCGCTGCAGTTATTATCACAATGTCTCCAGTAATTGCACATTATCTAGGAATTAGTACATATGGAGTTATACACATTATAAGTTTACTTGGTGTAGTGGCATTTGTTAGTGCGTTATGGATCCTTTTCGAAAGTTTTGATAAAAGAGAATTAGATACAAGTGCTTATAAAGATCCGTATACTATCTCAATATATTTCTTACTCGTATCATTCTCTGTAATATATGTTTTGGGAACTATATCAAGAAAATTTTAAATTAATTTATAACTATATAAATTAATTGAATAGAGTTTTGGCTTCATCTTTACATATTTTGTAATTATCGATCGTGACACCAAAGTTTTTATTATGAATAACTTTATCTACAAATAGTTTAATTGTAACATATTCAAGCTGTTTATCTCCTATTCCTATATTTTCTACTATATCTTCTTCTGTTTTACATTCACTTTTTATATTGAATAGAACCCTTATTTTGTGAATAGTATCGAATTTATGATTTGCTTTTTTTGTCATTTTATAGTATTATCATTTAAAATGATGTTTCTGTAAGATCTGAAATTAAATCATTCATTTCTATTGTTTCTTCTGCTTTTTTAACACCAGAATCAGTAAATATGTTTTTTAATTTGAATGTATCTAAATATCCTTCATTTACCCCTGTAGTTATTACATAAGTTATACCTACAGATAAACCTATAATAGAGAAACAAAATGCTGCAAATGCTAATTTAATCTCAGTATTATTGGCGACATGTTTTGCTCCGTTTGGAAAATGTTTTGATAAGACTAACTTATCATATACTAAATAACTAAGTGTTGTTAAGATGATAAGCACAGTCCATATCCATAACAAAGAATACAGGTAGACTTTCTCAATTTTCATAAACATCTTATTAAGTAACAATAATCCCACCAGAACACCAATGCTACCAAAACCAACTGCCGATGCTCCTATAGCATATTCTTCAGCTTTGTGATCATGATGATATGTTTTATTTACATTTACAGCAACACTTGTAATCAAAGATGAAACAAGTAAATTGCATATTATAACTATCACCAAAGTTGGACCTATAATCATTTTATATAACAGTAAAATTATTCAAAACTTAAGTCAAAATTATAACTGGTTTGAGTATCTAAGGATTTACTTTTGTCACAAAATAATAATCCAGAACCCAAAATAACAACTAATGCAAGACTCCCGTACATTAATAATGTTTTGTTATCTGCCATATGAGTAAATTTTGTTTTCATCATCGCGATGACACCAATAAGGGCAAGAGTAAGGGTATTAAGGAAATTTCCTAAACCTCCAGTTGGAAATAGCGCTGAATCTTTAAACGATATTGGATCGTATAACCAAAAAGTCATTTTATAACTTTGTTATTTTAAACAAATATATTATATCTAATATATTTGATAATTGTTTATTGACACATAATGCAAACTTCGTCAGTACAAATAATTTCATTCTTCTTTTCTACTTTCGGTTTCTTGACTTCGGGGAGATTAACATCTTCGCCAAAGTATGTATTGTAGAACTTAACTACATCTATATCCACCGTAAATCTATCTGTTTGCGATGACGGGTTGGCGCGAAGATAATACATCCCTGTCTTAAGTCTAAGACGTTCAGAATAATCATGTATCGCTTTGACTTGTCTCATATTAGGTTCTGGAAGATAAATATTCAATGATTGAGATTGGTCTATATAGATACCTCGTTGTCTAGCCATTTTCATACATACTTTTTGTGAAATTTCATACATACCTCTATGTTTGTTTTGAAGATGTTTCATAATATCTCTAAATTCTGTTGTAAAAGATGTTTCTTCAAAATATTTTTCTGGATAGTATTTAGGATGAGCTAAAATGAACTTGTCTAGATGTTTTATTGAACCATTACACATCATAATAAAATCAATAGTCTTTTGATTCCACAATCCGTACTTTACCATATCTTTGATAAAAGGTTCTGAAAAGGAAGTATAGTTTCCATGCGCCAATTTACGAGAATACATGAGAGTTTGATGTGCTTCGGTTGTTTCTGCGTTATTAAGCATCTGTGCAGACGATGCTGTGGGCATTGGAGCTAAGAACATAGAATTATAAACTCCGTGTCTTAATACCGTTATTCTCAAATTTTCCCAAGAACCCGATTGTCCCCATTCTTTTGGTTCTACTGGAATATCATCTTCAGAGACGTATATTTTGTCATCCAAACCATTTATGGATGCAAGATACTCAGCTTCTTGTTTCCACATATCAAACTGAAACATTCCGTTTGACAATGGAGAACCCGACATAACAGTCCATTTACCTTGATGATACGCTTCAAACATATTACTTTCATAATTTTTATAATAACCTAGTTCTTTCCAACCAGATTTTTGTTCTCTTTCTCTTGCTATCATCATAGATTCATAAACGCAATTATAGTACATACATGCAAATATCATTTTATTGATTTTGTAAGATGCTTCAGAGTCGTAAGCGATATCCATATTAGCAAACACCTCAGCGAGACCAGAAACACCAATACCAAGAGGACGATTATCAAGGTTAGGTACACTAATCTTTCCGCGTTGAGTAACATTTCCTTCCTTGTCGAACTTGTCCAACGGATATCTGTTAAAGTCAATAACTTTGTTGAGATTTCTGACAAGAGAGCGACATGCATCTCCGAGTTGAACGAAATCATAACAGTCTTTAATATTCTTTTCATCACTGTATTCTTCTAATACAAAACGTTTAAGATTAACATGTGCAAGATTACATGAAGCAATAGAATCAGGTGTAGAAGGTTCTGTGATTTCTAAACAAAGATTAAGACCTTCTACGGTTCCAATATTCTTCATATTGTTCTTATAGTTAACGGTATCTCGATAAACAATATAAGGCATAGATGATTTTATATGCATATCGCATAGTTTATCGTATACATCTACAGCATCAACTCTTTTATGTACTATAAGTTCTTTGCGAAGTTTTGTTCTTTTGATAATCATTTTATGGTATTCTGATGTTTGTTCTTCTGTTGCATTACCCGAGTTAACACTCTTTTCGATAGATTTAACGTAAATGTCTAGATTTTTGTATTCTTCATCTCTTCTCAATGCTTCTGCCTCGAATACAGGATAGTACTTATCAAAATAATGCGAATGTTGACCCAAAAGTTTAACTTCTTTACCATCGATTTCCATAACAGCTCTAGAAGGACAGAATAAAGTCCATTTTTCATTACTCCTAACGCGTCTCATAAACTCCGAAGAAAGATAGGCACATATGTTTGCTTGTTTCAATCTAATGCCATTTTGCGTATAATTATCTCTACATTGAATAAATTCAAGAAAATCAATATGCCAATCAATCAATGTAATAGTCATTGCTCCATTACGTTTACCTCCTTGATCTACACACGCAATAGCAGCATCGTAAATCTTAGCAAAAGGAAGAACTCCAGACGAATTACCAGTATTAGCTATAGAAGAATGTCTGACAGCATTAAGAGATAAACCGATACCTCCTTGTGCCTTAGAAATCATACCAACATCACCAACGCCAGTATACAATAGAGATTCAAGATTGTCTCCGATTGTCAAAAGAAAACATGATGACATTTGATTTTTACGCGTACCGGCGTTAAACATCGTAGGCGAAGCATGAACGTATTTCTTGTCTAAAAACTCTCGATAACACTTTTCTACCTTTTCAATACTCTCATCATGATAAAATTGTATAGCTTGTCTAAGATACATATGACACGGGGTCTCAATAGATTCTTCTTCTGGACTGAGTCTAAGAAGATAATTAACACATGCCGACGCTGACATAATATCATAATCAAAGTTTCTTTCATAAGTTTCTTCGAGTAATTTATCAAGAACTTCTTGATTTTCTAGTATAAATTTTTTCATATAAGTTTGGAGAACGCTATCAAGTATATTAACATAATCTTTTACAGATTTTGGTGAAGACTTGATATTAAGGTATATAAATAACTTACCTGCAAGTTTATACGTATCTGGATAAAGTAGTTGAGGAAGAGTTTTTGCATAAACCTCTAGTTCTACATTTGTTCTGTCCTTAGAAAGAGAATCCAAAATTTCTTGAGGAAGTTTTAAACCTTTTGCGAAATCCATAATGTCTGTTGTCATTTATATTTTAAAAAAAATTTTTAAAATATCATTTTTAAAGTTTGTGATCTATCAAAAGATACATAATAATGGCTATACCTACTATGAAGAAAAAGAATAACAAATAAAAAGCTTCTTCCCAACCATTATAAATATTTTTTACATTTTCCATAACTATTTTATTAGATAAAAAAATGATAGAATACTATATTGCTATGTTAATTTTCTTACTTGTTGTAGCATCTATGGGTTATTTTATGTACGAATGGTACGAGGTAGTACAGAAGGTAAATCTTATAAATTCTAATAATGTGCAAGGTATAGGTTTGGATAATGTAAAACAGGTTCAGTTAGCTAGTTTACACCAACCGTGTGTTACAACGGGTGGAGATATGTCAGGAACTATGGATCCTATATGCGACACGTCTTTCAAGTTAACTTGTGTTACTGGAATGTATATAGGAAACGGAGACGGAACAAACACAGGTGTGTGTTTATCGACTGTCGGTGGTTATTGTGATACGATCTACGATTGTACTCCATCTGCTGATGCTTGTATCAATAACATATGTGAAAATATGTCAGAAACTATAAATTTACCATGTGTATACGATTCAGATTGTATTGGTAGCGCAACTTGTGTTGATTGTAAAACAGGATCCGGTCCATGTAAAGATGATAATGGTAATTGCTATGAATTAGTAAATGGTCAATGTCTTGCGGATAAAATAGATAGTCAGGGAAATACTATAAATTTAACTCTATGTAACGACAATTCTGGCACGTATACAGGAGAATTTAGATATAATCATATATGCGATACTTCTTTGGAACAACCGTTATGTAAATACAATCTATCTCCTAAAGATCAAGGATGTACTACTGATAGCGAGTGTGTTCAACCAGATGGAGGCGCAATTTGTTATACAGGAGGATTTAAAAGTAGTATTAACCCAACAGGTATTCTTACACCTCCTTCTTATCCCATAGAAGGTATCATAAATGCATCCAATACGGGTGTTATAAGAATAGACTTTGGTGATTCACTTGTTACAATAAATTCATTTGAAAAGGGAACTGAAATTAATTTTATAGATTCTTCTACGGTTAGAAGTGCCGTGAAATATGGTCCTTACTATCTTTTAGAACAATACGATAATAACATGTTATCTATATCTACAAATAAATATCAACCAGATATAGAAGAATATGTACAATTTCCAAATAATTATATAGAATTGAATGAGGATCAATATAGTTCAGGAACCGGTGTAAATTACACTGATTTATCAAATTTTAGTAATATTGATATAGCATTTGGAAAATTACCTCCTTTTCAAATTATATCAAAATGCTATGTTGTATCTAGTACAAGTAATGTAACTACATTTGAGTTAGTTGATACTACACCTAATTTTAAATTAATTAATGGTACTTCTGGTGGTAAATTAGTAAATGGTGGCAACGTTCTTGAAGGAACAACAGAAGTTAGATTTAGAATAAATAGTCAAAGTCTTGATGTAGGAGATATCAATAAAGCACCTCAATTTACACTTTCAACAGTAATCGATGAAGGAAACAGATTTACGGTGAATGGTGAACTATCTTATCTATATACATACAATAGTGCCACAAACTCTATAGAAGTATTGTTTGGCGAACCCATAGATATTGATATATTAAATGGAAATAAAGGAGTTTGTGTTATGAAACTACCCCCAACAGCTAATGTCAACACAGATAGTAAGTATGATTTGACTGGATATAGTGGCAACCCTTGTATACAATTGTACGACGGTAGTGTTTCGGTGTTTCCTATAGATGGATACTGTAAATTTCAAAATATACCAAGTGGTCCTGGAAGTGTGTGTCAATTCTCAAGAACTGAAAAGGATCAAACATATAATCCATTGCCATGCGGTAAAGAGAGTACAGTATATGAAGGAATCACTTATGATCTAGAATGTTTGATTAATGATAATCTTACAGAAACGGTTAGAAGCAATCCTAATTTCCTAAATTCTTCTTATGCTGGTATATGTGCTTATCCTGTACATAAAAAGTTCAAGAGTTGCGATCTTTATAACAATAATTGTCAACCTCCTTATGTTTGTACGGAGTTTGAAGGAGGTTATTTTTGCGATTCTAGATTTGATGTTTTACAATGTAATAGTGTATACGCATGTCCTCCGACATTTGGTTGTGTAGATGGTATTTGTCTAAGTAATCCAGGAGGTTATTGTGTAGATAAAGATAATTGTACAAGTATACAATGTAATAAAAACAAACTTGTATTAACATTTTATAATAGCACTATAGACACTAAAACAAGTGTACCTACAGCAGAAATTACAGGGAATGTTTTTAATGATTCAAATATACCAAATCAATTAGTACAGTTACCCGTAGATTTATCAGGTATATCGGGAATAAGTGCATCAGAATACGATTTATACGTAAGTTCTAAATATGAAACTGATAATAGTTTAACAACGTATGCTTTCATCTATCAAAATAAAAACACTTCAAAATTAGTTAAAATAACAAATGTTCTGGGTAAACCTACATTTAGTGATCAGGTTTGTGATCCTAAATCATATACTAAATTTACATTTGATCACACTAACCAAAATTTGTACGGATATACGATAGGTTCTAGTTTTTCTCTAGAATGTATATTCTCGCCAGGAACCAAAACATTATTACAACCCCCATCTTCATATCCCGTTAATAATGTTATAGATATTGATATAGATAATGATAGATTATTAGTAACGAATAAAAACGCTATACCATCACCATCCAGTAGACCTCATTTTATAAATCTAGATTTACCTTCCCCTGGTAATACTCAAATTAATGAATATAAGGTAACATTGTTTGATGATATTACAATCACTACTTCCACAAAAAGTTATGTCTTACCTTATTATTCAGAAGAACTTGATGATTTAACGAATTGTAGATTTGATTTATTGAATGTAAATGATACAGAACTTGACATTGTATGTACGTATAATCCAGAGGATTTTGATTCACCTGTTCTTGGTGTAAGAAATAAAGTAAGATCCATTACTAGCAAATATTTTAGTTCATTGTTTAATTCAACACCAACACTATCTTGTCCGGATGATATAGGGTGTTTTAAACGACCTACTATTAGTGATCTTAAAGCTGTGACAACTAAACCTCAAGGTATGGATTCCACAGATAGTAACGTATACGTTATAAACAATGCTTCAGATATTAATACAATTTATGCATTTAGTAATAAAGCTATGACTATAGGAGATGAAAAAGTGACTAAAATATATAAACAAAAATCTTCTTTATACCTAAGTTTATCTGGAAAACCTACGGGACAAGCACCGTATAATGTAGGGGTATCTTTAGGTAACTATGCACCATTTAGTTTTTCATCTACATCAAACTTAGACAATTATGGAAATGTTCTTAGCACATATCTTGAATATCCATATTGGATATCAGACTTACAAGATTTAGTTGTTGGTGATAACTTTAAACCCCAAATAAAACGCATATTCTATCAACCAGATAGAGTAAACAAGAATTTTTACGCAATAGTGGATATGTATACTGGTTACGATAATCCTGTTGAAAATAAGATATTGGAAACCGATACTAATTTACAAAATAATAATATGTATCTTTTCAAATTTTCATCATTGAATAATGAGTTTGCGTTAACTGTAAACGAAACACTTCCTATACGGGTTTTTGGACCTGATGATGTAAGAAGATTCTCTCAATGTAATCAAACACAAAATATGTTTTTCCTATCTAATATTTGCAATTAGTTAATTTGTTATTCCGCCCTGACGTATATAAATATTTGTTACAGGATTTAGTTTCATAGAGGGAGTATCACCTATGAACGTCATAATTTTAGATTGTTCATTAAACATAAATCTCGTACATTTATTAGAATTAGAATTACATATGTTAAATGCATCCTGAAGATTAGATGCAGGAAACGAACATGTAGATGTGCCATTTGAACCACATGACGAAATAGAATCCGAAGATTCATATCCAGCATCTACAGCATATTCTCCTTTTGGTTTAGAACATTGAGATACTTCTATAAGATCTTTTCTTTCCTCTTGTGTAAGTATAACAAAAACTATCAATATTATTAAAAGCAATGTTATTATGCCTATATAAATTTTTTCTCTTATCATGTTTATTTTAAATTATAATTTAAAATAAAATGGGAAATTGTGATAGTAGAAAATTTCCTCCAGATGGATCAAGTACATTTTGGAGACATTGCGGTTCGTATAACGATTGGGTTGTTAATGAAAATTTCTGTACACCATTGTTTGGTAATGACGGAAATGATGCAAAATTTTGTAATGGCATCGGTGGTCAAGGAGAATGGAAACTTAGAACACCAGCACACGAACAGTCTAAAGACTCTTTTATACGAGGGGGTGGAAATTCTGTAGAAGCATTACAAACTGTAATACCAGCATCTGGTCCAATATTAGACGAAATAAGACAATCAGGGAATACATTATTTCAATCTTCACAGATTCAGAACATGAGAAGCGGTGAAAGAGGGAAATTTGTTCATACAAGTGACAATAAAGACATGGGACCTTTATTCGGACCTGATTCTACGGGTGACAATGTAATACCATTATGGTCCAATTGGTTAGATACATATTCAGCCAACGAATTCCCTAAATGCAAATATAATGATGAAAGAAAAAATGGAATTCAAACTAGTGGTTGCTGTTCAAAAGGTTATCTAAGTTGCGGAATCATTGACGGTATGAATGTATCTTGTTTAAGAGATAAATTTATAGCGAACGATAACGAATTTGGAAGTATATCATGTTGTTTCAATGATCTAGTTTGCGAACCAAACATGTCTCTAGCAGATAGTCTTTTTGCTCCAGTAGGTCAAGATGGCGAAACTACAACATGGGCTTCAAATAATAAATGTTTTTGGTCTAATTCTGACGATGATATGAGAACCTGTAAACCTGAATCTAGAAATTTAGGAGGAGATTTTTGTAGAGATACTATAACACCCTATTGTACTGGTGAAAAATTATTTCCTGGACAAGCTAAATGGGAAGACGTATGGGATATCAATAGTGTTGTAAATGTAAACGAAGGAGATTTTTATGAAAATAAAGTTAGACCTATCAACGTTAAAGCACCATGTGCGCAACTTTTGATGAGACAATTAAGCGGTTTAGGTGCTTGTGGACAAGAATTTGATCAGTATCAGATTTCCGTCGGCGAGGTCAGTCTTGGCGGCATGTTATGGGCGAAAGAACTGACGCAAAAACTATTTACGAATTATATACAGGAATACGGAAGTCCTATTCTCGGGGTGAACGAAGATGGCATCGAAGCAGCACTTGGAGTAAATAACTTTCTATACAATCTATGTCAAAAATTTCCAGCTATATGTACAGATGCGTTGACTGATATGTGTTCAGGTGTAACTCAAGAAAGTTTGGCAGCAAATCCTATAGCAAATAAATGGTGTGGATGTTATATGCCTGAGAAACAATACGAAGATTATAATGACGGTCTAGATATAGTAACAAAACAATGTACGCCTTTTTGCAGTAGGAATGATGTGATTCCGTTAGTCGATAGTAATTATCAACAATTATATTGTCAACAGAATATTTGTATTATGAACGATATTTATCTTCAATTTTCAAAATCAATAGGTGATGTAAATTTTAACGAGGTATGTAATAATTGCGGAAAAAATAATACAGTAGAAAAATTTAATGGTTCAGCAACAAGTTCAAATACCACATCAGATACTTCATCAAAATATAGTTCCCAATCAACATTTAATTCATATTCTAACACATCAAGTACTCAAATAGCAAGTTCCTGTAAATGTAAACTAGATGATCTTAATTTGCAAGTATTAAATTCTAGTTTTTCTAATATAAATTTTGCCACTGAATGTGGTTTAACTCAATGTACGAACAGTTCAGGCGCAGAAATAGCATGTTCCAGCACACCAGGGATCGAACAACTTTTACCTAACACAGAAAACAATATAAGTGATATCAAAAATATAAAATCGTTAACAATGTTCAAAAAGATATTCATATTGAGTCTCATAATATTTACATTAATTATGTTGTATTACACTTTATTTGGAAATAAGAAAAAGTCGTTCATAGATTCTGCCGGAAAGAAGTTTAATTTACTTAAAGGTCAAACAATCAGTGTAGATAAAGGTATTATAAATATCAATAAGTAGTAGAATTTGTAAGTTCATCATTTGATTTCTTAAATACGTCATATATAAATTTTTCTGTAACTTCATTATATTTAGTTTTGAAATGTAAACAGTATAGATATATGGTAGTCCCTAATATAACAAAAGTTATAATTTTATCTAGAAATAAGTCTATTAATTCTGATTTCTTTTCAAGAAAGTAGATACATATAAAAATACTTATTAAAAATACGATTATTTGATTATAACTTGCCTTCTTAATATCATTATTTAAGTTTTTATCAAAATTGTCTCTGTTTACATATATGCTGTCTAATATATCAAGGTTTGTTTTGTCTGAAGTCGTGGGATTGGATATTTCACTCACAATATTACTATTTAGAACCTTCTTAATTCTTTCGTTTATTTCCTCTTTTCTTTTCTTTCTAAACCTAATTATAAATATTATGGTAGCTATAGTAAAAGTAAAAAGTAAATGTAAAAGTAAATCTATATAAAACATTCTGTTCTCATATTGTGTAAATATCATTTTTATTAAATAATAAAAATGAATGAAGATTTCTTGATATGCTATATTGTTATTTTTTCTTTTTTAATTATCAGACTCAAATATTATGGTATATTACAATGTTTACAAACTATATTCTCTATTTTTATTTTAATAACTGTTGGGACACTCATATTCTTGGTCTATGATACCTGGCTTACAAATTATATTTCCGAAGAATCTATTAAAGATGTTATAAATGAAACATATACTGATATAAATAATATTACAAATCTATTCAAGACTAAAAATGTAAAAGAACCAGAGTTTCCTCAAGACGAGAAAGATAAAAAAGAAAATAACAATTTAATAAGAAATTCACTATTAGTAGGATTCATACCTTTGTTCTTTATAGTCGGTGTATTATATCACGTAGATAAAGATTTTTATGACAATACTTATAAGAATCTTTTAAGTATTGGAATAATATACATTATAGAGTTATATTTTTCGTGGGCTATTATAAGTGATTTTAAAGGTGAAGGTCTTGAAGATATCAGACACGAAATTATTAGCAAACTAAAAAATAAGTAAATTATATTTCTTCGGATATCACTTCAACCATATAAGAAGGCATGACGGGTATAAACTTACTTGCAATATGTTCAAAAAATAGATATTCTATAACACCAATTGCCCCGAATAATAATAAATTTTGTAATATTATTCTACCAAGATTTGGACATTTATGTGCCGACCATTTCAATGTTAAGAATACGCAGATCAATCCAAATAGTAACAAAACAAGTATAATAATACATTGATAAACCAATCCTTTGTTATATACTTTGTCTGCTTCATTTTCATCTTCATACAATCTGGACATAATTTCCAAATCTGCTGCCAGATTAGGATCATTAGGATATCCTGTTATAGAATCTAAACCTTTTTTGATTCCATTTTCCATCTCATTCTGTAAATTCTCTCTTTCTAATTTTGAAACAACAAAGAAGAAAAACATTCCCAAAATCAAACATAAAGTAAATATATGAAAAATGGCATCTAATATAAATATTTCACCTTTCGTTATTATTTTACACTTCTTCATTTTAATATGTTAATAAAAATGCCTGAGAAAATTTACATACCTTTATTGGTTTTCGGAGGTTTATTAGGAGCTACATATTACTTATTAGGAATAAGAGAACTTACTAGTAATATTTTTATGTTAGCTATATACGCTATGTTTGTTCCTATATTGTTTTTTACATACGGAGCTTTCATAGAAAAACAAATTGTTAAGAAACAAGTTACCCATTTAATTGACGAGTTAACAAGTTCTGTAAAAAAATTATATCCTAATGAAATACCAGACATAAATATACCAATAGATAAGTCGTTGGATAAGACAGTCAAAGAAACTAACCGAAAATTACTTAAAACAGCATTTCTATACCTAACGATAGGGTTTATCGGCGGTATATTTTTAACAATTGGTTTGTGGCATTACTCGAAGAAATCATTCAATTACAAACATATGGTATATCAAAATTTCGGATTACTGTTACTTGTAGCTATAACAGAAATTGCGTTCTTCGGCGTTATAAGTAGAAATTATAGATCTGTAGACTCTAATAAGATTAAACATTACATATTGACAGAAGTTGCTAAGAAACTTAAATAGAAATTATATTAAATGGATATAAGTTTGGATTTTTCAGATGTATTAATAAAACCTATTCCTACAAAAGTAAAATCTAGGAGTTTAGTCAAACTGGAACGCAAATTTACTTTCAAATACAGTCCTTATGAATTAGAATGTGCACCTATTATGGCTGCAAATATGGATACAGTAGGAACTATTGATGTGATGAAAGAACTTGTTAAGGAAAATATTTTTACATGTCTCAATAAGTTCGTAACATTGGAAGAATTACACCAAAATAAACCATTTCTAGAAGTTCATACTGATAATTTTGCTTTATCTATCGGATGGAGTGACGATGATATCATAAGGTTAATTGATATAGAAAAGATTCTAGATTTTAAAGTTATATGTATTGATATAGCTAATGGTTATATCGGAGGTTTTGTAGACTTTTGTTCTAAAGTTAGAAGAGCATTTCCAAATAAAATTATTATAGCGGGAAATGTGTGCACATCAGAAGGAGTCAAAAATCTAATATTGGATGGAAAAGTAGACATAGTTAAATGCGGGATTGGTGGTGGTAGTGCTTGTACTACGCGTATCAAAACGGGTGTAGGTATGCCTCAATTATCATGTGCACAAGAATGTGCTGTAGAAGCACACAATCACGATGCTCTCATGATAAGTGATGGAGGAATTACATGTCCAGGAGATTTGGCTAAGGCATTTGCAGTGAATTCAGACTTTGTTATGATTGGAGGTCAATTTGCAGGACATAAAGAAAATCCCGGAGATATTATAGAAGAAAATGGTAGAAAATATAAGACATTTTACGGTATGAGTTCAACTCATGCGATGAAAAAGAACTATGGTGAGAAAAGAGTTTATAGAACATCCGAGGGTAGATATATCAAAATTCCTTACAAAGGTGAAATAAAGGATACTTTAGAAGATTTCTTGGGAGGTCTAAGAAGTACATGTACTTATACTAATACTTCAAAACTTCAAGATTTAAGTTCTAATGTTCAATTTATTAGAGTTAATAACCAATTTAACAAAAGTCTTATTTGAATTTTATATCTTTTGATATAAAATTTTTTATTCTTTGATACTTGTATTAAGTTTAACATCAATACCCATTCCAACAAGAAGATTTACAAGCAATTTAAATACATAAGACACTGTCAGAATTCCAGGTTCAGAATTATCACAAAGTGTACAAATGTATTTGTTTTCAATTTCTTTCTTATGTAAGATATTACCACAATTGTTACAAATTGCCATCTTAAATTCATCTGAACAGATTCTCATTCTATCGATTATAACACCAGCTGCACCATGAGCAACAAACGAATCCTTTTCCATCTCACCTACCTTTTGCGCTCCTCCTTGAGTTCTTCCACCGCGAGGTTGATGTGTATAAATGTTTCTCTGACCACTTGATCTCATAGATATTTTATCCATAACATGATGTTTCAATGCTTGTGTATACAAGGGAACAAAGAAGATTTTACCATTTTTCATTTTGGTGCCATCTGGTTTCTCCATAATCTCATAACCATCAGGGTCCATTCCATTCTCTACAAGGGTTTTTCTTGCCTTTTCTACATCTATGTCTCTAAATGCCGATACATTTACACGTTCTCCGTTATACAAGGCAGCTTTCGTGAGTAGACCTTCAAGAAGAATACCCATAGTCTGACGAGATGGAAAACCATGCGGATTGAATATCAGATCAGGGGTTACTCCCTTATTGGGACCTTCAGATACACGAATTAGATTTTCTCTCTTTTCTACTCGCCCAACAGTTCCTTTTTGAGAATATCTAAATGCCTCTTTATCTCCTTCGCGATACTTTGAAAATTTACGAAGTTTGATTTTAACAACAAATGAGTTATCTACTTTTGTTTTATAGATACGATCAACATAACCACTTTCACCAACACCTGTAAAAATGGAAGTATTCGTCTCTCCTGTTTTCTTTCCCAATATACAATCACCTTCATTGATATAGGAATTTATCATAGGAAATCCATCTTGTTGAATATTTGCATATCTATTAACTGCTACACTATTATTGACACCAGGCCAACATATCTCTTCATCTGGTTCTTGTTGTTCATACTTGATTGTAATATATTTGTAAAAACTAAGAAGTCCCGATTCAAGAGCATCTTCTGAAATTACAACAGCATCCTCCTGATTGTCTGGATCTGTTGTAAAAGCAACATTAATCGTTTGACCAGAGGGCATAATATCCATTTTGGGTATAAAGTATGTATCGGTTTCTGTAAAGGCTCTAGAACCACGATGAAGAACACGGTAGGTTGTATAGAAACGATTATGGTGATTCAAAGAGAAGGATCCCATAGCTTGTTTACCCATAGATGCTTGGTAAGTGTTACGCGGTCCAGGTTGTCTATCTGTCATAGGAGCTACAGATGTAGACGTGCTAAACATTTGGTTTGGATCAATGTTGCAATGCGTGTAACCATAAATACCCTTTATCTTATTCTCTGAAGACAATTTTCTAAATTTTTGTACAGAAGTACATAATAGAAAGTCTTCATTCTCTTCTTCTCTTGAAGCAACAAATTCTATACATCCTGTATTAAGCAATTCTTCTAAAGGTTTATCCCAAGCATCGTTTTCATCTATAATAAGTTTCTTGGTTTTATCATTAACAATCAGGTAAGGACATGTAGGTCTAGAACCATCGGTGTAAATCTCGATTGTATCCATAATATTATCATAATACACTTCTGCAAATTTTGATATTATACGTCTCCTACGAAGTTCTTTGACCGTTTTTACAAAGATTTTGTCAACTTTGATTACATCTTCACCATGAAGCATTACCTTCCCGTTGAAGAATACAACTGACGTTCCTTTCTTTATTTCATATTGTTTAGAAATGATCTTTTCAAAGGCTTCATCTGCTTCTGGAAGATCTTCCAACGAGAAGTTACATAGGAGAGATTGATATTTGTTGAGACCATTATTTTCCCCTTCTGGAGTTTCTGCAGGACAATGTCTATTACGCTGACTTGGTTGAACTTCCCGAAGTTCTGAACTTCTCGTCTGTCGAGACGTCGGTGTGTTGTTTTTATCAAGTTGAGAATACAAAGAAAGAGGAGTTAAACGATCTGTGGAATTTGAAATATTTTCACGCGTCCAACCTCGTTTGTTACGTCCGTTGTAATTATAGGCCTTGACACTCCATACTTCTGAATTAAACGAATCCTTGTATTCCTTTGTAATGATCTTACCATTCTTCCTAATATTGAGGTAGAAATGTTCGAAATTGTCAGACTTGTATTCTTGCCTTGATAGAAGAACAACTTTCTCAAATAATCCTGCAAACAACATATTCATAGAACGCCCGGCGCTTTCAAAACGTTTCAATCCCCAAGAATCACGAGACTCATATGGAAGAACACCTACAACAGTAAGTATATACTTAGCCACGATATAACTCAATTGTTCTGCTTTGAGTTTTGCTTCGTTGTCTTTATCTTTAAGATTGATGAAAAGTTCTTCGAGTATATCATCTTGAATAGATTTGTAGAGTTCATCATGAACATCTTCAGAATATTCTAACTTAAACCACGATTTTTGTTCAACATTTTTCTGCATTGGTTTCTTGTTTATAACGTATTGTACTATGTTTTCTATATTTGAATATTTTATAACAGAATCGTTGAGAAACGTCTTAACACGCAATCTAAATTTTCGAGGTACATAATTAAGTATCATATCTTCAAAATCAGTAATATCACCGTCCGGCAAAAGATATTTAAACACCAAAAACAAAGGCAAAGTTTTATCGCGTGCTACTGTTCCTGGAATTCTGATTTTGATAGTATTCCATTTTTTACCTGTTGATATAAAGATAATCCTTGTTCCGTTTATATGCTGACTTGTATAAGTACATGTTGGTCCATCCTTGCCATTTACAACCATAGGTATAGAAACGCGTGCTTTTTCTTGTGTGATCAATGACATTTCGCTCTTGATAAGGAAATATCCAAAGGGGTCTGAGATACATTCACCCATCTGTAAAAGTTGTTCAGGTGTCTTTCCATGAAGATAACAATATTTACTACCAAGCATAATTGGTATTGAACCACATGAGAAATTTCTATCTTCTATAACTTTGGATTTACCGTCAATTATTTTTGATCTTTGATAATTAAGTTTGAGAATACCAGCATATGTAATATTTTTTGCTCTACAATCTTTTGGCAGAACATTGATTTCCTTGCCATCTTTTATGATAATCGGTTTGGTTAGTTTATGGATTCTAAATTGCACGCGTTCACCTGTTTCTTTGCCATCCTTTTCTACATTGAAGGATTGAGATTCGATTTGTTTTGGCATCCAATTGTCAACCCAATCATCAAAAATATCAACGATGTTTCTTGAAGCACCAAGATCGTCTGCGCATCTTCTATAAAGTTCGATTTCTTTAGATTTTGGATACTCATTTAAAGTCTTCAAAATCTTCCCCTCGTCGAGATAACGCTGAATGAAACTTATGTCAGGAGACATTTTTATGAGTTAAATATTTTTAACTATTCATTTTCATACAATCATTTGTTTTTTTATCAAAATAAAATATGAGGGTTAAAGATTACATTACAAATGTTATATCATCAAATTTAGAAGTTTGTTTTTCAATACCAGGGGATTATAATTTAGAGTTATTAGATTCTATAGATAAGACTGGAATGAAACATGTACATTGTACAAACGAACTTAACATGTCTTATATAGCAGATGGTTATGCTAGAACCACGGGATTTGGTGTCTTTATCACTACTTTTTCTGTGGGTGGATTATCAGCTATAAATGGTATTGCTGGATCTTATGCAGAAAATGTACCTGTTTTACATATTTCTTGTGGTCCAAAGGAGTCTAAAGACCGCGTTTTTCATCATACAATTGGAAAAGTCGATGTATCGTACGTTGAAAAAATTTATAATAATGTAACGGTTTTTTCTAAAAGAATCATAAATCCTAGTAAAGTTCCTTATTTCTTAGTAAAGGCTATAGAGTATATCAAACATTATAAAAAACCAGCATATATAGAAATTCCTTCAAATATTCTTAATACCGAAATTGGAGATATAAAAATTATAAAACCAAGAATTTCAAAACATGATTTTTCAATTTTAGATAAGAAACTATACGAAAAGGCCAAAAGACCGATTATTATTCTAGGAAAACAAAACGGAAAAGTACAGAAACTTCCATGTCCAGTGTGTTGCTTACCAAACGCTAAAGGTTATTACAACGAAGAAAGTTCTTCTTATTTAGGAATTTATTGGGAAAGTATATCAGATCCCGGTGTGAAAGAAGCTGTTTCCAAATCTGACCTTATCATATATTTAGGATGTCTGTTAAACGATTACAATACATCTGGTTTTACAAATAAAACACAGAATAGTATAATGGTTGATAAAGTAGAAGATTTAGAAGAAAAAATGTGGATTTCAAGAAAAAAGGAAAAATATACAGAAAAGAAAAAATTTTGTTTAGAATCATTAACTCAGACAGTAGATAAATATATAACTTCAAATACTACTATTATAGCAGAAACTGGAACTTCGTGGATGACATGTCTTGAAATGAAACTTAAAAAGAACACACAATTTGAAATACAAATGCAATATGGTTCAATAGGATGGTCGTTAGGTGCAGCTATGGGGTGTTATCTTGGTAATCCTAAGAATATGATGATGTTGTTTATCGGTGATGGTTCTTTTCAGATGACAGCACAAGAGATATCCACAATGATAAGATATAAAATGAAGGGTATTATATTCCTTATTAACAATAAAGGATATGTAATTGAAGACGCAATTCATAAAGGTGAATATAATAAACTTAATAATTGGGATTACCCTTCCTTTTTTGAATCTATCGG